GTTATCATTACTACAGCGCTCCTCTGGTTCCTTTACACGTATCCAAAGGGAGTGGCTCCTGTCACCTCTGGCTCCGAGAGACAGTTGAATGAGCAGTTGTGGCCTGCCTTAGAAAACTATAGGCCACAATTTTCAAAGTGGCATTGGACCAAACTTCGTATTGAGTCCACAGAAGGTGGAAGGATTATTCTGTTCTCCACCAAGGCTGCCGGACTGGCAGAAGGTTATCACGGCAATTGGGATAACGACTCTCCGTGCGCCTACATCATCGATGAGGCTAAGTCTGTTGAAGAAGGCATCTTCTTAGCATCGGATAGATGCACCGTTCAGTATCGGATGATGTCTTCTAGTCCCGGCGAAGCCGCTGGGAGATTTTACGATTCTCACAATCGACTTCAATCACTCTATTTCACTAAAAGAATCACCTCTTTCCAAGTTCCGAGGATTACAGATGAAGAGCGTGAACTGGATAAGGAGAAACTTGGAGAAGCTAGTCCTACATATCGTTCGAAGCATTTGGCCGAATTCACAGATGACGAAGGACCAGGCGTCATTATTAGCAGACTCATTCTTGCTCGTTGCATTGCTAATCCTCCTGTATTCGCTTCTGGTCGTCGCACTGGGTTTTGTGACTTCGCCGCTGGCACTGATGAAAACGTTTTTGCTGTCTGTGATGGCAACCGTGTAGAGATAATAGATGCTTGGTGCGAAGATGACACTATGCAAGCTTGTCTGAGGTTCATTCGACTGTTTGAACAGCAGAAGCTCACAGATTCACAGATTTCGGGGGATAATGGTGGCTTGGGAAAAAGCATGATTGATCGTCTAATCGAACTGGGTTGGCGGATTCGGCGTGTAGATTTCGGTGGCTCAGCTAGAAACGATAAAACCTACGCTAACCGCAGTAGCGAAATATGGTTTGAATCAGTAAGGGAGATTGAGAAAAGAGCACTCATTCTACCAGATGATCAGATTTTCTTCGACCAAGCTACCACTCGCCGGAGATTATATGACGGCAAAAGTCGCCTCATTGCGGAGCCAAAGAAGCAGATGGTTGCCAGAGGACTGAAAAGCCCAGACAGGGCGGATGCAGTCTTAGGTGCTTTGTGGGCTAGGAAATCTGGCGCAATCATTTCTATAGAAGATCTGGACGCCATTCGGTTCCAGAAAAGCCCATTCGCTCCGTCTTATCGGGATTCACCTTTCTTTAGACCAGATCTAGAGCCTACAGATGAACCCTTGGAACGATTTTCTTGGAGTTAGGGTTAACATCTGTTAACTTATCATGAGAGTTCTGGTGGCATGTGAATTTTCTGGGAGAGTTAGAGATGCTTTCATTCGTCATGGCTATGACGCTATTTCTTGTGACTGGTTAGATTCTGAAACTGAGGGTCCACATTATAAAGGAGATGTTAGGGATATCCTTGGAAATGGTTGGGATTTGATGATAGCTTTTCCTCCGTGTACTTCTTTAGCTATAAGTGGAGCTAGATGGTTTCAATGGAAATCAAATAGTCAGAGTGAGGCAATTGAATTTGTTAAATCGTTGTATTTTGCTCCAATTTACAGAGTTGCTGTTGAGAATCCAATTGGCGTTTTAAGTACTAGATGGCGACACCCTGACCAAATAATTCAGCCTTGGCATTTTGGAGATGAGGAGAACAAAAAGACTTGTTTGTGGCTTAAAAATTTACCGGCTCTAGTACCAAATAAAACAACAGGAGATCCATGTAATCATGTTCATCATGAAACTCCTAGTCGTAATAGATGGAAAAATCGTTCAAGAACTCGCAGAGGTATTGCAAATGAAATGGCAATATATTGGGGTTCTTTCACGAAAGCTCGGTTAACACATGTTAACCGACTTCACAAAAGTGGTCTCCACCTCCCCGCCGCCACTGGGCTAAGCCGCGAATGATTGCTTCGCTAATATGGCTGCTAATTATTGGACTTATCTTATACTTAATTTGGTTTGTCATTGGCATGTTCATCAAAGGCACGCCACACCAAATCATTGGTATTATCCTTGGACTAATCCTCCTGCTATATGCTCTCCAGATGTTCGGTTTCTTACACATCCCACAACCCATGTTTAATAGATGAAAATACAAATAGTATATGAAATCAACGTTCCTGATACAATTGAAGTAACTGTATCTCCTGGACCACCTGAAGTTCAAGAGGAACCAGTTCAACCCCCACTGAGACGCTGATATGCCAGGAGTTTCCAAAGCACAAAGACAAGCAGCGGGCATTGCACATGCTATCCAAAAAGGTGAAGTTAAAGCCAAGCCTGGAACTCCATCTGCGGAGATGGCTAAAAGCATGACTAGGAAACAAACCAAGGAGTTCAGTCAGAAACCAAAGAAAGGTAAATGAAACTATTAGCAACCCTAAGCTCATTAGTAGCTCTATCTACTTTAACTTTAGCCCAAAGTCCTCATTTTGTAAAAGGGCCAACTGCGGGTATTGATTCCTCGACAGGCGATTATACGGTCAGTTTTAAAGAAGCTGGACTTGGAAATACTCCAATTACATATTCTTTGACTGCTGGTATCGAACATTTTACATTTCAATGTTTTACGAAAAGTCATAATACTCCAAATGGTGCTCCTAATGGTGTTAGCTTCTCCAATGAAACTACATTTGTTACTTTAACTCCTAGAAATGGGCAAATCACAGGCAGTGTAAGTCTAGTTCCCCAACAAGATGGTGCGGATTGTCAGGGTAATGGATTGCTTTTGTTTCTAATTGCAGCAGCGTATAATGATGTTCGATTCTGTGATGTAACGGACAATCTTTGTGTAGATATGCCTGATCTTAGTGTATCAGGTGTACAAATAGGACCATTTTAAATGGCTGATAAAAATTTGGACAAGAAAGATGTGCAAACCATTTCGCCTCATGACTTTGCCAATCCCGCGAAACGAACTCTCCCTGCCCCACCCGCTGGGCTTACGTGGGTCTATATGGCTAGCAGTTGGCCGAGGCATGATGTGATTAGAGTGAACGGATTAACATGAACGGAACAGATCCTGTCAATAAACCTCCACCTCCACCTCCTGATGATCCTCGCATGGTTGCCATGAAGAATTTGATGGCAGCATATACGCCAGAACAAGTTGGACGGGGCCACTGGGAAATGGCATGGTCAATTTTACAAACTGATCCTGCGTTTACGGAATCGACAGATTCGCCAGACGTAAACAGAGATTTAGTTAAAGAATATTGGCCTCCAACGTGGTATCAATATTTAACTACTAACCCCATACCATTATCATAATATGTCAAACGGAACTGAAGAAACTCCTAAATCTCCTGAAGAACAGAAAATGGAAATTTTGAAAGAAGCTGCTAAAGCATATACAGCAGAACAACTATCATCAGTTACAGGAGAAATGGCTTGGAATGCAGTTCAAACAGAAAAGCCTTTCAGTACAAATTCGGGAATAGATTTGGATTTTGTTAGATTTAATTGGCCGACAATTCGAGACGCTCAGATGCTAGAAAACGCTAAAACTGATGAAAGTTCTAGTTAACATCGGTTAACTTAAAAGAATGCCAAGTAACGGACAAACTGATACGACACAGACAGCGGATAATGTAAGTCCACTGTTGGTTGATCGTTTTGGCAATTTAATTCCGCCTAATACGGATGAGAAGCCTATGATGGACATCATGATTGATGTCGAAGTCAAGGATCGTCTGTTGATGGAGTTAAAACGGCGTCTGTTTCCGTCTGATGTTGAGGGGATATTACTGAGCGCCATAACCGGTGACATATATTGGCAGGATCAATTGTGGAGGTTGATGTTTGATACTTGGCCTAGACTTCAGACTAATTTAGCAAAGTTGAAAAGTGCTGTCACTCGGTTAGATTATACAGTTGATCCTTATAACGAAAATGATAAAGAAGCTTCGGCGTCGGCGACAGAGAAAGCGAAAACGGTTGAGCGTGCATTGTTAGGGATGCACGCCAACCCTGCTTTTAATGAGAAAGATTTCAGAGCGACTTTGGGATGCTTATTGGAGACGAGGTTAACAGGTGTTAACGTTCTAGAAGTTGATTGGGAAAAGCGGAACAAGGAAATAGTTCCAAAATGTACACGTCGAATTCCAGCACGTTACTATCGATGGCCTTATATTGCGGAAGAAACAGATAGATTGATGTTGAATCCCAGCGGAACACTGGGAGGTACACAATTGATAGATTTTCCGAAGAATAAGTTTCTGGTAGGTATTTACACGACTTATTCAGATCATCCTATATATTGCATAGCTATGAGAGTGTTAACCCCTTGGTGGGTAGCACAGAGGTTTGGTCTTGAATGGTTCATGACTTTTGCTCAGATTTATGGAATTCCATACAGGAAAGCGACATATACTGCGGGAGATCAGCTGGTATATAATAAGTTGGTTCAAATGCTCCAGCAATCAGGAGCTTCTTCATGGGGTATCTTTCCCGAGGGCACAGAGGTTGAGATACTTCAAACACATGCGGCAGGAACTGTATTGCCGCAAGAGAAGCTGATTGTATATGCTGACAGCGTCTGCGACATAATGTTGCTTGGTCAGACGCTGACTACTGAAGAAGGACATCGTGGAAGTCGAGCATTAGGAGGTGTTCACAAAGAAGTCTTTGATGAGATAACACAATCACATGCTAGATGGTGTTGTGATCTGATAAATACTCAGTTAATTCCAGGCATTATTCAGTATAACTTTGGAAATACTGATGAACTTCCTAAGTTAAAGCCTGTCATTAAAACTCCAATTGAGCTATTGCAAATAGCTCAAGCATTTCAGATACTTTTTGGCAGAGGTCAAGGTCAGATGGCAATTCCAGTGAAAAAATCTGAGCTATATGATAAGCTTGATTTCACTGAACCTGATGACGAATCTGAGACATATGAACCCGAGGAAAATCCAAACCCACCGCCACCTTCACCTATGCCATTTGGCGGACCAAAACCAATTCCCGGTGGAGATGGACAGAATCCTGACCAGCAGCAACCTCATAACCAGCCACCTCCATCTCCAAAGGCTGAGGCAGCACATGCAAAACCAGGATGTCCAGGGAGTCCCCCGGATCGAGGAGCCATTGAGAAAGCTGTTGCTACTACAGTAGAATTGTATTTCAAAAACAACGCGGAACAGATAGACGGTATCCATTGGGTTTCTATAGTAGATTCTCGAACAACTCCTCAATGTTTAGATTTGAATGGAAAGGAATGGACATATCCCGAATTCAAACCAGTTGATCATGGTGTTGCTTGGCCTGGTTTTCCTCCTATTAGGTATAATTGCCGCTCTAGTGTTCTTCCAATATTAGTTGATCGTGAAGCGGTGGAAGGAGCATATTATCATGATGAACAAGGTCGTTTTTCTCAAGATCCTGAAAAGAGGGGCGCTAGGCATAAGATTATCGGGAGAAATAAATTTGCTTACCGCGGCCATGTCATTGGTATTGTTAGAATCGACGATGGCACAAATGGAGCAAAATGGCAGTATCAACCTCCTACGGGCTATAGCCTTCACGGACTTGCTAAGACGAGATCGGCGTGCATTAAGAATGCTAAAGAATGTATTGATGAAATGATGCAAACACTAGGTTAACAGATGTTAACTGACGTTTATGCCAGGAGAACAGCCGAAAAATGGAGGCAACGGTACATCGAAACTTTTAACTGTCTTAGCCCAAAGCGGTAATCAATGGGTACAGTTAGCAACAGTCGGATTGGTAGCTTTGAGTGGTTTGGGTAACTGGGTTGCAACTTGGAATTCCAGTGATAGAAATAAACAAGAGATTGAAATCAGTAGAAGAGTAGCTTGGGAATCTAATGAAAGAGTACGCCAAGAAGTTATTAAGCAGGTAGATGATATTCATCAGTGGATGAAAGCTTCAACCGAAGAATTTCATCGAGGAAATGAGGATAGTGCGGCAAATAAGAAAGTTCTTTTGGTATTCAAAGAAGAATTAGAAGGATTTGAAGCTAGACAGTTATCAGTTTTACTTAATCAAAACAAAATGATGGAATCAGATTCTCAAGTTTTAAATGAGATTCATCAGATTGCTGTACGACTGGATAAACTGAAATCTGAAGATCAAATGAGAGGTGCGCCACAGTGAGTGCTCCAAAGATTAATTTGTTAGTAGTTGATCTGAGTCATTGGGATCCTGCAAAAAACTATGCTCAAGTTAAAGCCAATGGAGTGGTTGGTGTTATTTACAAGTCTACTCAAGGAACTGGATATCAAGATCCTACTTACAAAAGCCAGAAGAAAAAAGCATTGGATGCTGGCTTACTCTGGGGTAGTTATCACTTTGGGGACGACTCAGATCCTGACTATCAAGCCAATAATTACATTTCTTTTACACAACCAAGTGCTGATGAACTTATTTGCTTGGATTTTGAAGATAACGGCAGCTCATCGATGGGTATAAATCAAGCTCAGAATTTCATCTCGGCAGTTGAATCGACGTTGAATCGAGATCAGCAATGTGTATTTTATTCAGGTAATCGAGTCAAAGATTTATTAGGCAGCAAACGAAATGCTTTCCTTGGAGCCAGAAGGTTGTGGTTAGCCCAATATGGGAATACGCCGGTCTGTCAAGCCAGTTGGACTACTTATTGGTTGTGGCAGTATACTGATGGTACATATGGTCCTACTCCTCATACTGTGGATGGTTGCGACGCTGGTGGAGTCGATTGCAACTCTTATTCAGGATCTTCAGAACAATTAATTAGCGAATGGGCAACAGGTGGACAAGAAATTCCACCTGAACCAACTCCAGTACAGAATACTATAGTTTGTCCAAATTGTCTTACAACAATCAACCTGAATCCTTCCGTATGACTGCTCTCGAAGAAAAGGTAATGTTCGATTATTTGATTGAGATTAGAGATACTCTCAAGCGAATGGAACAAAGACAAATCAAAACTACTGCAATGGTCGAGGACGTTAAAGATCAAGAGGTTGGTAGTTTTGGTTCAATAGACAAGGGTTAACACCTGTTAACCAATGAGAAAAGCCCTTCTTTCTATTCTATTCGCCCTCCCTGCCGCAACTGGGCTATGCGCCCCATTTTTGGTTTGTGATCCTTATCCATTCAGTACAAGTCCTTGGTTAAATCCATCAAATTTTATAATTTCTGGCTTATTGGCAAATGCAATTACAACTCCGGCACAAATTAATGTAGATGGGAGTGCTCAATTGCGCTATGACTTAGGATCAATTCCATTCGGCAACTATTCGGTGACTGTAGTTGCGGTGAACTCGAGCGGGGGGATCAGTTCACCAAGCTCCCCTTTCGCCTTCATCTTAGGCGTTCCTATGGCTCCCGCTAATATTCATTTGAGTCAAACATAATTATGGTCGCTAAACGAGAAGATGTTTCGCCTTCCGAAGGCAAGAGTAAGTACGGCGATGTGACATACGCCGATGAAACTAATAAAAAATATCCTTTGGATACAGAGGCACATGCCCGAGCTGCTCTCAGTTATTGGGGTATGCCTAAGAACCGAGCAAAGTATTCGTCAGAAGATCAGAAGAAGATTGGTGCCAGAATCAGAAGCGCAGCTAAAAAATTCGGAATTAGCATATCAGATGATGACGGAGATGGAAAGGATGATTCTAAAAAATCGGAGTCTTCGCTTGTCATTGCGTCCTCGACATATAATCTGGAGGGAAATACCCCTTCCACCATTGTATACATGCCAAAGGGTAAATGGAAAATTACGCCTCGTGTCAATGGTCAACCCCGTGAAATTGAAGTAGATGTCACCTCAGAAACTGCTACGCTCCTCCAAGAACATCTCGATAAGCGACTTAATTCAAGCGTACGTCCATACGCACAATTCGATCACAAACCTGGTCCTGCAAGCTTTTTGCCAAAGTCTTTTAGATGGGATGAAGAACGAGGAATCTTATTGGATATTGAATGGACAGAATCGGGGAAACGATCTGTTACAGGAAAAGATTATTCTTATTTTTCGCCTACGTTTAATTGGAATGACGGAAAGGTTGTTGGGCTTCCTCAGCATGGGGAAATAGGATCATTGACTAATAATCCAGCTTTTACTGAGATACAGAAAATCGCCGCGTCTGCTGATGCGGACAACTCGAAAGGAGAATACGAAATGGTCGCTAATGCTGTTGCTACCAAGTTGGTAGAGCTGCAAGTGATTACTGCCGATCAGGCAGCAGGCGCGGACGATGATTTCATAGTTCGTGCCATTACGAGTCTACACGAAGCTTTGGCTTCGGCGCAGGCTGCTCATGCAGAATTAACTAGCCGTTATAAAGAGTTAGAGGCTAAACAGAAAGATCAGGAAAAATCAGAGGCAAAAAGAGTCATTGAAGCCGCAATTGCTGAAGGACGCATTCCGCCAAAGGATCAAGAATTGGTTGATTTTTACATGGATCAATATCTTGCTAATCCTAAATTGGCAATTAAGGTCTTGGCTGCGTTACCAAAAGCTCCGATTGGTGAACAGGTAATTAGAATTACTGCTGAGGAAGGCCAAAAGACAGTAACCCAAGGGCGGGGGAAGTGGGACATTATTGCCCGACAAAGAGAATTGATTGCTGAATGTGTTGAAGCTAATCCTGGCATGAGCCATGAAAAAGCTTTCAACAAGATGAAGAGAGAACATCCGGAAGCTTTTCCTGTTGAAGCCTAGCTAGGTTAACATCTGTTAACTCTCTCAAATATATCCTTATATCCTCGGAATCTATTAATTTGAAAGGAAATTTTTAACAAATGGCTGGAACTGTTGGAACGATTGTAAGGAATCCGGGGATTGTGCCTTTGACAGTCACCGCGGCATCCCCTGCAATTGTGCGAGGTCAATCAGTTACGTGGGATTCGGGCAATTCGTATGCCCGTCCTTCAACAACTGGTGACACTCATGCTCACGGTATCGCTATATCTGATAGTGATACTGATGTATTGCAGGTCTGGATTGCAACGAAAAGTTGGACTGTCAGTGTGGCAGTTGTAACAGGCAAAACTTTTGCTATCGGCGCTGCGATGTATATTGATATTGCTGCGGGCACTGGCAAAATGACCGACGTAACAACTGGCAATCAATTGGCAGGTTGGGCTGTAGACGGCAAGCCTGATGCGCTTGGTAACATCGAAATGGCTTTATACTGGTTCTAAGATATGACTAAAGATCATGTACAGTTAGTGACATATAGTCAAGGGGTTGTTGCGGATTGGGAACGCAAGAATCAGATTGCGTCATTTATATCGCCTGAAGTTGTTACTGGCGGAGGGATATTCCATTACAAAGATTTTGGAATGGGCAACGCATTCACCGCTATTGAGATGAGAAGAGCGTTAGGTGGTCCTACTAAGATGCTTTCGCTGTCAGTAACTGATAAGCAAGGCATCAATGTTGAATATGGACTCTCAACGTTTATTGATGATCAAGAGCGTGAACAGAATCCACAGAATGCTACTCTTATTGAACAGAGGAAAATCTCGGATCTGGTAAATACCGCAATGAACAATAACCTGTATTTGATTTTGGCACAGGCTCGAACTGTGACCAATAACGGAACAGGTGGAGCTGGAGCTATTGCGGGAGTTACTGGAATCTGGTCGAATACTGCAAACGATCCGGTTAATGAGATTAACCTCTGCTGCAAGTATATTACTGATAACTACGGAGTTGTGCCAAATCGAATTTACTTTGATTCGAAGGCTTGGATTATCTATCAGAATAATCCCAATGTCCGTGGTCGTTTTCAAGGTGTATTGGTGCAAGCTATTACTCCTGAAAATACGCAGCAATTGTGGAATGTTCGCCTTGATCCGCGGGTCAACCAAGGGGCATTGTATGAAGGTGGTGCTGGTAAAGCTGATTGCCTCATCTTCTTTGGACAAGACGGACCTTCGCAGTATGACGTTTCCTTCATGAAAACTTTTGTGAACGTTGCAGGACGATTCACTCGAGTCCGTTCATGGAGAGATGAAGAGATTTCAAGCGATAAATACAAGGTGAGTTGGTTCCAAAGCATTTTAGTTACAGGCTATGGAACTGCGGTTCGCTTGGTAATCAGTTAACATCGGTTAACCTCATTCACAAAAAGTGGTCTTCGCCCGCCCCGCCGCAACTGGGCTAGGCGGGCGATTGGACTAGGATTTTTATATGGCTTGGGTTGCGCTTAGTACTACTGACATACTCAATAGTCTGACCGAGGCAGAACAGTCTCAAGTCGCGGCTGCTCCTTCGGCGGAGTCAGATTTAACCACGATCGTCCAATCAGTGACTGGACTCGTTCGTGGAAAGGTCAATGCTGCTGGGCGCAACCAAGGTCATCTAGGTCCACCGGGAACGATTCCTGATGAGCTATATGCTGCGGCAATAGCAATTTCTAGATTTAAGTTTTTAACGCATCTGCCGGGGACGCAGTTAATAACACAAGATCGTCGTGCTGATAAAGATAGTGCGTATCAACAGCTTGCGGATGTTGCTGCGGGTGATTTAGTAGTAATTCGTGGAGATGAAGAAACTCAAAGTGATTTGGGAATTTTTGCAGAAACGGGAGTGAGTACACCAAATCCAAATCTGTGGGTTAGTCCACTCAGTAATCAAGTACCTTGGACAGGTGACTACTGGTGAGAATTCTTCTTAGCGCACATCTTAAAACTGAGTTTAGAGATCTCAGAAGATGGCGACGAATTGCTTTAGAGGCGGGGGGAGAGGCTGTTTATCAGTATCTAATCGATTATCATCGAAATATGGATTGGCGTGGACCGAATTGGTTCGCAGGTCGAGATAGTGGAAGATTTCAAGAA